CCACCAAATACACCACTACCTGTTGCGCTACCAGTTCCTCCTTGAAGTCCCATACCAACACCAACACTGCCCAAAGTATAACCACCAGCAAAATCACCTACTGCTTTTTTTGCATCAAATTTACCTCTTCTAACTGCCCCACCAGCAACACTACCTATCGCTGCACCTACAGCTTTCCCCACAACAGGTCCACCGTAAATGAAGCCCACTACCGTTCCTACTACCTGAGCAACTTTCCTAAAAGCTTTCCCTAATTTTTTAAAAGCTTTACCTAGCCCATATTCGGGGTAATCTGTTAAAGGGTTGACTGAGTTATCGGCATGACCTACGGTGTATTGATCAGCGTTAAGACCGTGCTTAGCAAAAGATTGCTTAATTACTCTTTGAACAGAAGGATCTTCAGCCACAGGAAGTGGTAAAACTTTTTCTCCTGTTGTTAAATGACCTATTTGGTCATCGCCTCCCCTACCTAAAGAAGCTAACCCTTGTGCGTTCATCCTCATAGTATATACTCCTTTCCTGTTCTCAAGCAACTCATTTCTTTATTCGTCCCCTTTCGTTGTGTGTGACGCTCCAAAGTAAAAAGATATGATAGCACTTGCTAAACCACCTAAATACCCTAGCACAAGGTTAATTAAAGCTTCTGAGTTCTGTTCTGGGGGTTGTATAGTTACTAAAAAGATATACCCCATAAACCCACCCACTACAAGAATACCCATTATTCGGGCTGTCCAGTCTTTACTGAATTTTGTTCTAGCATCCTGAACGTCTGCTGTTTCTAAAGCAAACAAATCTATATCAAGCTTTTTCATCTGGACTTCAAAATCACCTTCAACCTTTTTAAGTTCGGCAAGTTGCTCAGGACTAGCAGTCTCCATAGCTTTTTGTATTTTCTTTGGTTCAGGATCACAACCTAAAACTTCTGAAAGCATGTTTGCAGCCATACCGCCCATTGGTCCACCTAAAGCAGTTCCAAGTGTAGGAGCAATTGTTCCTACTAATGATTTTAATATACCTAATTTCATTTTTTCTCCTCAGGGTTAAATAATCCTTGCTCTATTAATTTTGTTCTATTTAATTGATGTTCTTCTTCTACATCTTCTTTAGATTGACCGTAATACTCAACTGCGTAATTACTTTCGACCATTGCTTTATTTATGTTTACTCCGTCTACTACAACATCACCCAAAACTCTGCCGAACTTACCTCTAGAGTCTTTTAACTTGGTTTGAATCACTACTTTTTTTCCTGCGTCTACTGCTTCTTTTAAGAAAGCCCCAGCCATCTTTCCTCTAGCCTTTTCATCCAAGTTACGAGTGCGTGACTCGGGAGTATCAATACCATATAAACGAACACGAGACTTATATTGAATATCGAAACCAAGATCAAGAACAACATCCACAGTGTCCCCGTCAACAACTCTTTCAACCTTACAACTGTATTCATACATTCTAATCCTCCTGTAATACTCTATCTCTTAATCTAACTGCTCTATCCCCTACTTGGGTTGCCCACTTAGAATCCATCATTTCTACAGCAGCTTTTTCATAATCATCTGACTCTAACGCAGCAAGAAACTTTTTAAAATTACTAAGTCTAGGTCTACCTAAATTGAAACACATATTAGCTAAAACACGTTGTTTGTTATCATTAAGTTCTTTCCACCAAGGCATATTTCTATCTAACTCATTACAGACTACGTCTATGTCATTCTTTAAACATTCTAATATTCTTTCTTCTGAAACTGGAGTACCTACAGCCTGACCAAACTCTTTATCCGTATCAAGAATTAAATGCCCAACTCCAAAAGTAGCAAAGCCAAGATGGTCTTCATATATTCCGTACTCATAACCCTCATCTTTAATAAGTTCTTCCATTAATTTGTCTTTATTCATCACAGTATGTTTACTGATATCGAACCATTTGTCGAAACACTCAGTTTTCCTAAACCAGATACTCCTTCTACTCCTGACTGGTCTCCTTCGTATATATTTACCCATTTAGTTCCTGTCCATAATTGTAATTGAGATGTTGTTAAATTCCAAAGAATAAACCCTGCTCCAAATTTATTGACATCACGTTGCCCTTGATTAGCAGAAACAGTTGCGTCTATATCAACCCTATTTAAACTTAATTCTAAAATCCTAGTTAGCCTATTAAAAGTGTCTGGAGGAATATAGTCCCCTGTAGCGACTGGTAGTTTAGTTTCTAATAACTTAGCCATTATCTCCTACCACTCTGTTGTAAATCCATACGAGTTGCACCTACCCTAAACCCAACACCCAACCTTACTTCCACATTGTTATCATCGTCTGATTCAATCCTAAGTGCTGCTTGTCTTGCCCTTACTCTTACATCAATTTTAGAAGTACTATTTGTACAGGTATTTGTTGCAGAAGTGGACAAACTTTCTGCTGGATAGTTTCTGGTTTTTATAACAAAATTAATAATCTGACCACTACCCCCACTTCCTGTAAACTTAATATCAGGTATTATTCTTCTTATCATTTGGTAGAATGTTCCTTCCCCTAAATCAAAATCACTGGATTCAATGTAAACATTATCCATCGGTGAACCATCAGCGTCGTTGCCTGTTTCATGATTGTATAAATACCCTACATCACTTGTAGTGTATGTAGCCATTGGACTATTGAAGACACCTTCGTCTAACCAAGCTGTTCTGTTTAGTTGCCCAATGCTCCAAACATTTTCAGTGTAATTATAGGTAACATATTTGTCTATTGCTGTAGAACTGCTTGAACAATAGAACCAACCTACTTCATCAAATTCTTTATTTAAAGTAGCAAAGGTCTGGTACGCTTGCCCTATGTTAATGTCACTTAAAACATAGTTCTGAACACTACATGGCAGTTCTCTGACTTGTCCGTTATAAGTGTAGAAGCCTGTTTTATCCATCCAGAACACACCAGCTGGTGAATTAATAGCAGCATTAGGAGCAATAAGACCTATTCCTTCGTTTACTAAATTAACTCCAAAAGTAAACGGTTGCCCTATAAAACTCATTGAATAAAGTGAAGTATCTGTCCAAACTAGGGTTTCTTGTCTGGCTCTAATGGCTCCAATAATTTGTGAGCCTGCTGATAACCTAAAAGATCCTGCAGTATTGTCAGGGAGAGGTTCCCATTGAGTAGCGTTTTCTTGGTCACTCCAACAAATAAATAATGGATCTGAAGCACTTGTTCTTTGGTTACTGGTGTTAATAGGATCTGCCCCAAAACAAATAATGTGTCTGTCTATGTCACTCACTAAAATCTGTAACGCTTTGGTTGGAGCTTGGTTAGCACCTGCCAAATCAGAAAAAGCTACTGCTCTAACAGTTGCACCTGAGGATTCATCCCAATAATATATTCCGCCACCACGAACATTCATTACTAAATCTTCGCCAAAATTATCATGGCTCCAGTTCCTAAGTTGGTTAGAAGACGAAATAGCACTAACTGAGCCAAACGTTCCAGCACTCCAAGTTCCAGCACCCCAACCAGATCCTTCAACATAGACATCTAGACCTACATTGATTTGATACGCTCCTACTACGGAACCACCACCATTACCACTATCACTACTATTAGCAGTTACGGTGTCTCCGTCTGTGTCTTTTGCTTCTATTGTGTAGACATTAACGCTTGTCACAGTAGCAATTTGGTATTCTTGATTAAGAACATCTGCAGTAATTAACCCACCTAAAGTAGCAGCGCCACTAAAAGTAACGAAATCATTAGCTACTGCTCCATGACTTGAGTCTGTTACTGTTATAGTTGAACTGCCATTAGTTGCAGCAAAGGTTACATCCCCAGCAGAAGTGGTGAGTCGTATAGGGGTTATATCGTTGTAATTATCTCCCTGTTTAACGTAATACTTCCATGTAGTACCTACCCCAAGGTAAGGTGTTAATTGTAGGTCTACCCACGCATGGAGGGCTCTGCAGGTGGACTGAAAAGTGTTTAAGGTGTTTTTAGCCCATCCACCTATTTTTTCAGGGTAGTTTTTACGAAAACGGATTAAGTTTGCGTCAAACCACCCACCCTCGTTTGAGTAATCTGTTCCTTCCTTGTTGATTCCAGGTCGGAGAGTGAATTTTTCTAGAGGCACTTAGTCTCCTAAAATAATTGATCAGCTAAAATAGCTCCTGCACTCAACAGTAATGTAACCAAAGTAGCAATAACGAAAAGTTCAAGACGTTTAATACGATTAATAGTTTCTAACCAACGTTCGGTACAAACTGCCTCGTGTTTTTCGATGTGGGCGGCAACTTCCATTACTGTTTTCTTAGCCATTAACCATTATTTGTCTTTAGCTTTACCAATATTTAAAGCTAAAAAATCTATAACTTTATATAATTTGCCTAAAAACTTATCTCCTTTAGGAGTAGGGGTTACGGCAGCCACTAATGAAGCTATTGCGATAATAGCGGTTATCCACATAAATATATTCAACCACATCATATTATTTCTCCTGTTTTTCTTCAGATTTCTGAAGTTCGTCAGTTTGTTCATCAACGTTTTCTACAACAACATCTACAACATCCCCTGTTGCATCAGCCACTGTTCCTACGACGCTGCTTACATCATCAAGCGCAGCTGCTGCTACACTACCAATAGTAGACACCGTGCCGTCGACTATACTCGATCCTAGATCTTTACCTCCTTCTATAACAGCTCCCACACTAGCGCAAGATGTTACAAAAATAAATATTAATACAAGTACAAAGTTTCTCATCATTCTTCTCCTTCTTCTATTTCTGTTGGTTGTTCAGGCATATCCCAGCAATTAAGGTTGGAAGCGACAGTTCTTCTTTCGCCTTCTCCCTTAAAAGGATATACCATGTGTTGCAACCA